CATCAGTATTGCCAGTATACTCAGGAGTTTCAAAAGAAACTTTTACGTGACTCTGAGCTCCGAGATTATAAATTTCATCAGGTTCAACTTTTTTGATAACACCAATAATATTAGTAGAATCAGTTAAGTCGCCATAATGAAGAATAAGTTTATCATAAATGTGATCAATACGATGAGTATTGATCAGGGAAGAACGACGAACAATACCGTGAACTTCATATCCTTTCTCAAGAAGAAGTTCTGCCAAGTATGATCCATCTTGTCCTGTTATACCCGTTATTAACGCTACAGACATAAAAATTGTAATCTCAATTCATTGTAAAACAAAAACGTGTAAATGTCAATTACACCTCACAATTAGTAAAAGTGATTTTACCATTTCTGGTTGCCCAGATTGGATAATCTCTACCATATGTATTCCATATTTTTGCCTGCGCTGGTCCCACAGGAACTCCACTCAAACCAGCAGCATCCCAAATGGTTTCAAAAGTATGATCCTCGTGGAAAGTAAAATCATCATATTGAGAATAGATCTTCATCATCAATGAAAGAATTGATTGATCGTGCCTATGATCATTAAAGATTTGATGGTTCTCAAATTTTGAAGGACTATCATCAAGATAACGTCCCCCATCTTTGATGCAGAGTTCTTTCCACTTATCCACAATCTCAGTCATAATAGGATTGTGTTTCATCAAGAAAATACCTGAGATGATTTGTCTAGTGACCATATGACTATCATCTGGTCCAGCAATATGTCTATAAGTGTCCATCTTAGTCCACTGAATCTCTGGGAGATTCAAACTAAAGAATACTCCATTGTTTTCAAGACACTCATTATAATACTGCTCCATCATTTTTATTCCGTTCTTGTTGAGTTCACAACCACTATCAACATATAGAAGAACGTCACCTTCAGGAATGTTTCTTAATGCCTTACCAACAAAATAGGGTTTACAAGCGTAGTACCCATAAAATTTATCAGGCATACCAACTCTAGGCATCATCATTTTCTTTGCGTGATTTTCCCAGAAATCTCCAGTCAAATCATCCTCAGAAAACTGTTGGATACTTTTAAAGATACCAAAATTCTCTGCTTGTTTGATAATCCTATTCTTTCCAAGAGAAAAGTTCTTATCACCAAATAGTACTAAGTGTAGATTCATACAAAAAAGGATGGTCTTTCAACCATCCTACCATAGGTCTTTACATGCACGCCACTTGTTCTTTGACAGGAAACAAGAAACCTGGCGGGAGTAACCCATCCGCACCACCTCGTTTTAGGAACGAGGAAACCAAAAAGGGTCTAATGACTCCACCACCTAGTTTTTAAAACTAGGAAACTTCGGGATTGAAGGGGATCCTTCACCGACCAGGGCTAGTTTTGAGACGATACCGAGTCTGTAACATAACAAGGAACACCATCTGGATCTAACCATTTAGGATATTCTGGGTCTTCAATAGCAAGAAGCAGCTGATCTCCATTATCAAACAAATAGATGTCAGAGTACTTCTTAGTATATTCATTTGCTTTCTGCAAACGAAAATCTGGATTACCATTGAGTTGAATATAACCTCTCTGCACAAAACGATAAGGAAACCTCTCGTGAATGACAGTAGTCTTTGTTGAAGCAACAGACTTAGGATCTAGATCGTTCATGAATGTAAAATTTGAGTTGATTCTATATTATCAGATTGGAGTGCTGTCCAGATATCGTTTGTGACAATATTTGGATCGACATACCAGTCTTCAAATGCGTGTCCACAGTTTTTGACGTTTGATGCAACCAGTTGGTAGTTATTGCTTTGGAAGATATTGCGAGACTCTTCCATAACATCTATACTACCCTGATATGCATCTGTCTCAAAAGTAACAACAGAAAATCTATAAGATTCCAAATCAATTTTTTTCAAAGCAGCAAGAGATTGATACGAAGGATCAATATCTACTTGCAAATAGTCAATTTGATTTGGTAAATTATTCTCTTCAAAAACCTTAGAATAGTTTACTTGAGTTGCATCAGTACAGATACACTTGTTCAACCTTTTACTATTATAAAAGTTTGCTAAATCAGTATTGATTTCAAAAGAAACTCCAGACCAATTAAAAACACTTTCAAGAAGATAAGTATTATTAATATTAGTCGGATGTGCTCCACCTATTTCAACATAGGTTCCACTCTCTTTACCGTTTAGCATTGTAAGAACGAAAATATCCTGCAGTGCTTGAGAGTAGTTTTGGTCTACCCGCTCAACACCATTGAAAGATACTTTCAACTGACTAGAAATAAATTCTTGTCTGCTGACTGTTGAAAAGTCATCCATTCAACCAACCTCAACAATTTCAATGTCATTGTAAATGAGTTCCATCAACATTTCATAATCATCAAGTGGTTCTCCTGAAAATACCGCTCCAGATTTCTCATAAAATCTGCGTACCTTTTTGAAAAGTTTCGGATTCTTTACATCAAGGAAAATTTCTCCAGCGGCAGCAGCACGAAGAGTGCTAATGTCCTTCTTAAATTTTTCAGTCAGTGCCATTGTTGTGTTTGGTTTACCCTTACATTATAAGGTTTTGACATTATATAGTCAAGGTGCCAGCGGTTATACTGGCAGTTGAATGGTAGATTCCTATCGCCGCTACTTCTGAACCTACCAAAGGAAAGTACCGCAGTTGTTGCAAGAACAACATAAGTACTATAACACTACTTGTGATGACTGTCAAATGGTGCCCAATGCTGCCAACCGTATTTGTGAACTAGATGCATACCGATAATAGGCACAAAAACCAATGCAAGACTGAGTGTTCCAATTCCAAAAGGATTATTAAGTGTGGCAGCAGCAAAGTGTGCTGCCTTGAGTGCGATATGGGTCATACGTATCCTCCCCAGATTTTCCAAAGATCTCTAAAGTAAAAATCAACTGAAGTTAAAGTTCCTGTAGGAATAGATTCTTCTTCAGTATTAGCCCATTTCTTACAAAATTTAAAAATCTCCTTACTACTAGTAACGTGATTCACCCCATACATTCTAGCGAATGCACTCATAGCAAAATCATAACGTCCTTTAATGTGCGGTTCCATTTCCATCATAGTCATCACTTTCGTAGTAGAAATTCTCACCCCTATAAAGTCCAAAGGTTATAGTAAGAAGCACAAATGGAATTGATACCCAGAGTAAGACATTCGATAGAGTCATTCAACATTACCTGGTGATAGTGATTGGAAAATTTTAGAACAAGCATCAATAGCAACATGTGCTCCATATACCCCTGAGAAAATATATAAGACACCTAACTTAGAACAGTATAGTTCCAGTTCCTGACATTTTCTTATGTCTGTGGTACTGTGATCAATGATAATATCACCCTCCTCAAGTAAAGGTAGCAATTCATCAAGTGTGTCTTCTGCTTTTTTCTCTGGCAGTGTGATTTGGAAGATGCCAGGAATTCTTCCTGCACTAGTGAACTTCTTACCATCAGATTTAACTGCTTGGACAAGATACTCTAGTGAAGTTACACATCCACTAAGGTGCCCTGCTTCATATTGTCCACAGGCATTCTCATAGTTAGTGCTACTGTAACCCCAGACTTCAATACCCTTTGCAAGCATACGACGAGCCATACCTTCACCAGTACGACCTAGACCAATCAATCCAACTTTCATAATTTTCCTATAAATTAATTTTCAACCAAGGCAATAACGGTGGAATTACTCCGACGAGTCGAAGTAAACCCTCAGCAAAAAGTGCGAGAACAACCCAACCAACACACATAGAGATAATTCCAGCATTACGATTGTGCTTTCGTATTGCATCATCAATCATCTCCTGAACTTCTTTTTTAGTTGTAAAATGATCTGGTATTATCTCAGGCATCCGATGAGACATTCTTTTTCATATCAAGTGGGTCTGGTTGTCCTCCAACTATAGCACAGGCACGCACATAAAAATAGTTGTTTGTTGTGCCGTTTTCCTCAAAAACTTTTTTAATTGTTGCCCAGTTTTGAAATTCGTCGGGATGCATGGTAGAAAGAAAATGTCTACAATACTATTTACTGTATCAAATTGCTACACTCAATAAAAATATGCGTATATTCTCACAATTTTTATCTGATATCAAAATCCAATTTACGTATTTTACGTTGCTTTCTTTGTTCCTGAAAAGCAAGATCTTCTTGAGTAAGAACACTTTCTTTCTTACTTGAATAAGAACTTAGCATAACAACTTGTCCTAAATCAACTGCCGAAATTTTATCTCCACGAACTGTTGTCATATTTGGACAACCACAGCAGACAGTTTTTATTGGATGCCCAATCAACTCCTTACCACAGGAGCGGCACCTAACTTTTACATTATCCATTTTTTTATAATGTGATCCTTCCTTCAAAGAAGTCTTTCCAGATCTATTTATATGGGCGAAGAGGGGATCGAACCCCCGACAATCTCCGTGTAAAGGAGGTGCTCTACCTCTGAGCTATTCGCCCTTCTCATTATATTCTAACATATACTCTACAGTATTTGCAACATCATCCATTGCAATACGAAGTTCTTTCTGCTCTCCAGAGTATTGTTCTATTTTTGTGACACCATTCTTAAACTCTTCACATAAAGTCCATCGCCACTGTCCCATACTTTTGGAATACCAAAGATTAATCTTCATTAGATAACTCAGATTCTAACATA